CGAAAGCCCCACGCTCTCGGCAATGGGCGGGATTGACGTTCCGAACACTGGGCTCGCGACGAGCGCCGTGTCGGTCGGAACCGATGCCAGTCCGGTGCGCTTCGCCGTCACGACAACCGGGCCGCCCGCGTCGAACGCGAAATCGAGATCCGACTTGGCGGCGAGCAGCTTGTAGAGCTTGCCGTCCTGATACCAGTATTCGGCGTGCGACTTGAGTCCCGTCGCGGCGGGGGTGTAGACCGTCTTCTCCGTGCCGGATGTCGTGGTCAGCGTCTGCGCGAATCCCGCCGACTGAAACAGCGCGTCGAGCTCGGGGAGGTCCGACGCCTGGTATTTCAGGCCATCCTTCGTGCCGCGAAGGTGGAACGTGTTCTGGTGATTCGCCATCAAGCCCTTGGGCGTGAGCGGCGGGCTCGCCTGAATCGCAGCACCTACGACGAGTTTGTCGCGCGGGTGTTTGAATGCGTGGTCGATGTCCGGCGTCACGGGCTCCAAGGGGAGCACCGCATTTGCCGCAACCAGTGTCGGGTCGGTGCCCTCGGTCGTCTCCAAGCCGACCAGGAGGACGCCGACGTTCGTGTTCATGTTCATGCTGTCTCCTGAGCGGGTTCGTTCGCGGGTTCAGTCGCGGGTTCAATAACTGCGGGGGCGGCGTCCGGCTGCGTGTCGGACACAGGTAGATCGTCCACGCGCACCGGCCCCGAGCCGTCGTCGATGTACGATCCGCCTTGGGACGGGTTTGGCCTGGTGGTCATGGATTGATCTCTCGGGTTTTACAGGTGAGCGCCAAGGCGCCAGTCATGACGCCGCCGAATTCGTTCTGTTCGGCCATGCCGTACTGCATCGACGTGATCCACATGAGAGCGACATTGTTCCGCGTGCGCGCTGTGGCCTGACCGTTGCCCTGAAACAGCGCATTCATGAGCACATGCTTTACCGCGCGTAGCGTGTACATCGCGTCGCGTCGATTCTTCTGCTCGATGGCGCCGACGTTGATGTAGGCCACAATTACGTCACCCTCCCAGTCCTGCACGCCAGTGAAGCGTGTAGTGTGGCCCACGAACGCCGACTTGGTGGCGATCACGATGCAGGGCGCGGCCGGCGATTCGGCCTCGCGGAACGTGAGGTTGTTGTCGGCTTCGTTCAGCACGGCCACTACCGCGGGAGGCGCCGTATCGGTGCCGTCCAACGGCGTGGCCGCGACGGCTGCGTTGAGCGTCGCGAGGTTGGAAATCGCTCCGGCGATGATGCGGACGAGTTCGATCACAGTGACCTCACTTGTCCGCCACGCAATAGACGTACATGAGCGATCCGTCCCGCTCCTGCCGCAAGTCGCGGACGCGCATCACCGTGCCGTCGACCGTGATCTGCCCGTCGCGCACGATGGACGGGAGAGATCCCGTTGCGATCGTGACTATGGTTTGCGTATCAACCACGCGGACCGGCGCGCCCGGGAACGCCTGCGCGTCCGTCAGGTCGTTCGAATCGAGCAATCCCGTCGTACTGTCGTTGCCTACTGACACGACGACGCCCATGTCGCCGAAGAACACGCCGATGTCCGAATCGCCGAAGGCCATTACTTGCGCCCCCGCGGTGCGTGGTGCTTGTCCTTCTTATGGGTCGCGGGCGGATTCGACTCCGCCGCGACCGTGTTCCGTGCTACTGGATTGCGCCACGCGTCGACGTACTCTGCGCGGCCATCGGACACGAGCGTGCGCGCGACAGGAACAGGGAACTCCTGTTCCTGTCCGATCCGCGCGCCCACCAGCATCCGGACTTTCATCGGTCGCCAGTGATTAGTTGACGATCGCCTGCGGCATCGTTGCGCCGGCGTAACGCTCGGCGTAGCCGAGGAATACGGCGGACGTGACGTTGGCGGCGTTGGACGCGCCGGTCTGCACCGTGACGGTGCGGAATCCGTTGTTGACGTCGAGCGCGGCCTCGTCGACCTCGAATACGACGATCTTGTTCTTGAGACCGGCGTCGGTGGTGTATGTCGACGCGGCTGCCTGCGCGACAAGGAGGTCCGTCGCGCTCTCGTCGAGGTTGACTGCGAGCTGCGACGCGACGAGCGCCTTCGATCCCGTGCCAGACACATCCTGCGCCTGGAGCAGGTTGACGGCCACGGTGGCCGCGTTGCCCTGCTGGATCTGGACGATGATCGCGACCTTGCCGGAATTCTTGAGGGAGAGATACGCGCCGGTGCGTCCTGCGGCGTCTGTCGCGGGATTGAGCACCTGCACGATCTGCATCTGCTGGATGAGCGAGCGTGGAGTTGCCATTGTGATCTCTGGTTGTTGTTGGAAGTGGGTCGAGTCGATCGTTGCTGGGTTGCCGGGGCCCGTCTAAGCGCCCCGGCGTTCCGGTTACCGAGCCTGCAGAGTGACGAACGGCGACAGCGTGTTCGTTCCGTTCTTCGGCGTGAGAGGGCTGTTCCAGATTGGCTGGCCGTCGACGCGGTACGTGATCCGGAACGCGGTCTCGTCGTTCAGGAAGCGCACGTGAACCGACTGTGCCTGCTGCGCACCGCCCTTGTCGATCAGGAGGTACTGCGACAGATCGATCAGGCTGATGTCGCCCTGGCTCGAGAGCGAAGCCGCGTACTCGATGGGGATCACCGGGCGACCGAAGATCGTGGCGTACGGTGACGCGCTCACGCCGCCGGCCGGCAGGTACACCGGGTAGTTGCCGAGGGTGAGCTGGAACAGCTGCTGGATCACGTCCTGATTGATGAACCAGACAGCGTTCGACATCGAACGCGACCAGAGGCGGCCGTACATCTTGGAGAGGTTGGCCACGACGACCGTGTTGGCGGCCTGTCCGGACTCCTTGCTCACCACAACGACGGCGCCCGAGTTGTTGAGACCCAGCGGCTGGCCGGTGCCGTTGCCGTTCAGTATCGCGTCCTCGACCATGAAGACCACTTCCTGACTGAACGCGTCGTTCGCCAAGCCAGAGAGCGCAGTCGTGTCCTGAATGAGTTCGTCGGTCAGGTACCAGATTCCCAACAGCTTGTGAAGGTTCAGGTCCATCTGGCGGAGCTTGGGCTTCTTGGCCGTCGCGGTGTCGGCTTCGTTCGCCCAGTACATCTGGACGCCACCGAAGCGGCTGCCAGTTGCGCGGCTCGTCTCGTCGACGGCATTGATCTTCATGCCGTTTGAGTTGGCGCCGATCGGTTTCTTGTTGACGCGCGAGAGGACTTGGCCCATTTCATACGCGCGCTGGAGAATCTCGTTCGCGAACTCCGGCTGCAACGCGAAGCCACCGTCGGACGGCGTGCCCTCGCTCATGCCTGACGCTGCCGCCTGAATGTGCAGGAGGCGCTTGTCGATCGCACTCGGGTTGCGGGCCGCGCTGATGATCGAGACGAGCTGCTCCCCGACGTTGTCGAACGGCTTCGCAGCCTCACGATCGGTGACGTTCGTCACAGTGACCGGGCTCGCCGCGATCGCTGCGCGCTTCGCCCTCAAGATCTCGAGCGACGCCTCCGGGACAGAGAGCCCTTTCTCGATCAAGCCCTGCGCGAAGTTTGCGTCCGCGACCTTGTGTTCGTCGCACAGCGCGCGGATCTCGCGAGCGCGAGCGCGTTCGGCGAGAACCGCCGCATCGCGAGCTGCGCCTACGTCTACAGTTGCCCCAGACGGGGCCGCCATGCTGTCAGGCACGGTTTGCTCCTTGGCCACGTGGGGCCGGTAGTTGTTGCTGTTGTGATCGTTTTCCGCAGATGGTTGGGGATCGAGCGCGCCGTCTGCGGCGACGAACTCGGGTGCTAGTGCTTCGAGGGATTCGGCAAACGCGTCGATCGCGCCGCCGAAGGTCACGGGACGACCGAAGAACAGGGTCGGCCCCGCAGCGATGTCCATCCCTTCGGATTCCGCCGCGCGCCCCGTATTCATCGGCTGGCGCTTGCTCGACGCGGAAACGCCGAACTTGGCGAGCGCCTGGTCGAGCGTGCCGACCTTGTCAGCCATGCCGCGACGAACCGCGACCTGTGCCGTCGCCGTGCGGCCCTGACCGAAGTCGGACTCAACGGTTGCGACGGAAACGCCGCGACCGGCGGCGGCGCCTTTGATGAACGCCGCGTAATAGTCGTCGATCTGCGACTGCGCGTAGGCGAGCGCTTCTTTCGAGAGCGGCTCGTACGGGTTGCCTTCCGCCTTGTTGTCGCCCGCCTTGATGATGGTCGGCTTCAACCCTTCCTTGGCGTAGGCTTCGCTCGCATCCATGTGCACGCAGAAGACGCCAATCGAGCCGACTTCGCCGGAGGGCGTGACCCATAGCTCATCCGCTGCGCATCCGATCCAGTAGGCCGCCGACGCCATCTGCGAATTGGCGACCGCGATCATCGGCTTCTTGCCGCGCGCGGACATGATCTTGCTCGCCAACTCCTGCACGCCGAAGACGGAACCCCCGGGCGAATCCACATCGAACACGATCGCCGTGCAGTCCGGATCGGCCAACGCGGCGTCCAGCATGTTGCCGATCGCCTCGCAGCTCGTGCCCGACGACGTCGAGACCTGGTTCACCATGCGCGCGTGCTGCGCGATCACACCAGTTATCGGGATGATCGCGACTTTGCCGTTCCGCGGCGTCGTGTTGCCCGATCGCGCGCCAATGGTCAGCATGCTCGACGCTTCGCGCGTCGCGCCGATGCGAAGCGCAATCTCTTCTTCCGAGAGCTTCTCGCCCGATGCGTGACGCTCCAATATCTCCTTGAGCGCGAACAGTTTGTTCGGCGTGATTGCCCACGGCGAGCCGTAGAACGCCGAGAGCAGCGCGGTATTTCGTCTGTCGCTCATTTGATCGCCACCAGTGCGCGGAATTGAGGGAGTACGTCGGTGGCGCTTTCATCCTTGCCATTGCCACCGTCGTTGCCCGTGCCGGGCTTATCGTCTTCCGTGTTGTTCTGATCGCCGCCCTCTTCCTGATCGGTCTTGGACGGCTGGCCCATGCTCTTGCCCGCGATCGGTGGCGCGACCGGGTTGATGTCGATGCCATACTTCTCCGCGAGCTTGATTTCCTCGGACAGATGCTGGAACGTCGTCTCGAGATCCAAGCCCTGTTCCGTGAGCGCGTCGGTGCGGGAATCGATGCCGTGCTGGATGCCGAGGATCGTCGCCTGCATGTCTTTCAGTGGATCGACC